AATATCTGTTCTGCGGTTCTTGTGGATGAGGCTACACAAGTTAAAGACAAGCTGCTGGGCATTCAGTCAAAGACTGGTAAGGACGCTCAGGAGAACATCTTCATGAAGAAGACGGTGTCGATGTTTAAGTCGTACCCATTCTTCTTCAAACCTATTCAAGACGGTACCACCAACCCACGCATGGAGCTGGCGTTTAGAGAGCCGTCGAAACGAATCACAAAGAACAACAAGACATCCACCAAGGGTGATGCGCTGAACACAGTCATCAACTGGAAGAACACCACTAACAACGCATACGATGGCGAGAAGCTTCACATACTGTACCTCGATGAGGCTGGTAAGTGGGAGAAACCTGCGGATATACGTGAGGCGTGGCGCATTGAGCGCACCTGTCTGATCGTGGGTAGAAAGATTGTAGGGAAGGCTCTGGTCGGATCTACAGTAAATCCAATGGACAAAGGTGGCGAGGAGTTCCGTGAGCTATGGGATGACTCGGACCCTACAGAGCGTAACGCCAACGGTAGGACCAAGAGTGGATTGTACGGGTTGTTTATCCCAGCCTATGATGCGCTCGAGGGGTTCTTTGATCAGTACGGCAACTGCTTAACCGAAGACCCCGAAGAACCTGTGATGGGGATAGATGGGGAGATGATCGACATCGGGTCCAAGACATACCTGAAGAACGAAAGGAACGCACTTAAGAATAACCCCAAGGAAATGAACGAGACAGTTCGACAGTTTCCGTGGAGTATCGACGAGGCGTTCCGTGACAGCATCGAAGGTAGTGTGTTCAACGTGGGTAAGATCTACCAGCAGATTGACCACAACAACAACCTGTATCCAGACCCAGTAGTACAGGGGAACTTTATCTGGAAAGAGAAAGACAAAGAGGTTGTATTCTCTCCTGACCCTCACGGTAGATTCCGAGTATCGTGGCACCCAGAGCCTCAGCATAGAAACAAGTACATTGAAGATAGGGGAGGCAAGAAGTCACCCGCAAACTCGCATGTAGGCGTGGGTGGTGTCGATAGTTACGATCTGGATCAGACTGTGGATGGTAGAGGATCGAAGGGAGCTATGCATCTGTACAACAAGTTCAACATGCAGGCACCATCCAACATGTTTGTGTTGGAGTATGCTTCACGTCCAGACCTTGCTGCCATATTTTATGAGGATGTTTTGATGGCTGCATTCTATTACGGTTACCCTATTTTGATAGAGAATAACAAGTATGGGATCGCTAGATATTTTGAGCAGCGAGGATACGATAACTATCTGATGGACAGGCCACAACACCTCTCCAGTTCAAGTAGTAAAGTAAGGGTGAAGACCAAGGGTGTACCATCTAACTCAGTGGATATGATACAGTCTCATGCACAAGCAATTGAGCACTACATACACAACCATGTAGGTATCAAGCCCGAGACTGATGTGTTTGGGAATATGTATTTTAACCGAACCCTAGAAGATTGGATAGCGTACAAAATCGACAAGAGAACCAAGTATGACCTTACTATATCATCTGGTCTGGCTCTTCTCGCGGCACAAAAAGAGAAGAAGAAAAAAGTAGAATCCAACTTTGATGAGAAGAAGTTCTTCCGTAAGCATAAGCCTAAATCCTTTCATTCATAGAATCTCTATATTTGCAAGGATATGTACGGAAGTCAGAAGAAATCAAAAATGGGTTTCCCAGACCCGCTTGAGCCGAGGGAAGTAAAAGAGGGGAAGGCTTACGGAATGAGATACGCTAAGGCGATCTTGGACCAGTGGGGTGACATGGATACAGCACAGTCTCTGCTGCAAAGGAGAAAGCGTATCTTCAAGAGAAACCGCAGGTATGCGAACGGAACCCAAGACACTTCAATCTACAGACAGCTACTCACCTCACTCGACCCAAACAATGGTGATGGCAGCTTCTTGAATCTAGACTTTACCCCAGTCCCCATCCTACCTAAGTTTGTGCGGATTGTAGTAAACAAGATCCTTTCAAAAAAGCCCTACCCTAATCTTGAGGCAGTTGACCCACTCTCCTCTTCAGAGAAAGATCTGGAGAGAAGAAAGATTGAGATGCAAGTGCAGTCTAAAGCTGGGATGAAACAGATCTCAGACAAGCTCGGCGTTGGTCAGGCTAAGATGGCTGAGGTTCCAGACAATCTCGAAGAAGCAGAGATCTTCATTGGCAACAACATCAAATCATCTTCTGAGATCGCAGCGCAGATCGCCACCAACATGACGCTTGAGTGGAATGACTTCTCTGACACTACGTACAGACGCTGCGTGAATGATTTGGCTGTAGTAGGTATGGCTGTTGTGAAGAGACAGAACGACCCTAACTACGGCATCACCGAAGACTACGTTGATCCTGTAAACTTTGTGCATAGCTACACCGAAGATCCCAACTTCGGCGATGTTGTTTATGCTGGTCATATCAAGCGTATGCCTATCTCCGAGTTGAGAAGGATTGCTGGGGATCAGATCAGCGAAGAGCAGATGAAGGAGATCGCTAAAAAAGCCCAGAAGAAGTATGGGTATGATCTGTCAAAAATGAGTGAGAGCTCATACGATGAGCATCTGAAAAAATATAAGTTTGGTTATGACGAGTACATGATTGACGTTATGGACTTTGAGTTCAAGTCTGTCGATTGCATGTTCTTCGAGTCCAAAGAAAGTCGTCACGGAAATACTGGATTCTACTTCAAGGGAAACAGCTATAAAGAACCTACAAACTCTGTATACAAGAGAGAGGTTACTAAGATGGAGAACGAAACCATCTATGGCGGTTGCTACGTTGTAGGATGTAATCACATCTTCAATTACGGCCTCAAGACCAACATTCCTAAAAACCTGCACGACCTCTCTAGAGCAAACCTTTCTTACTCGGTAGTAGCGGCCAACTTCTTGGACATGATTCCAAAGTCTATGGTAGATAGCTGCATCGGGTTTGCTGATCAATTGCAACTCACTCACCTGAAGATTCAGCAGGCAATCGCTAAGGCTAAGCCTGATGGTATCATCATTGACATCGAAGGGCTGGAGAATGTACAGCTCGGTAAGGGTGGTGAGCTTCAACCTCTAGATCTGCACGACATCTACGAGCAGACTGGTGTCTTCTACTATAGATCTAAAAACCCAGAAGGTGGCTTCCAGAATCCTCCGATTCGTGAGATTGGCAACTCGATCAGAAACATCAACGAGTTCATCGGCTTGTACAATCATTACCTGCGTCTCATTAGAGATACTACTGGTATTAACGAAGCTATGGACGCTTCTACTCCGAAGGGTGATGCTCTTGTGGGAGTACAGCAGATGGCTCTTGCTGCTGGAAACAACGCCATTTATGATATCACAAATGCTTCAATGATGCTGTTCAGAAAAGTCTGTGCAGACATCGTGAAGTGTATTCAGGTGATCCCTAACGAATCCATTCTGTACAAGATGTACGCTAACGCTATTGGGAACGAGAACATCTCTCTGCTCTCTACGTTTGCAAACATGCCGATGTACAACTTCGGTGTAACCGTACAGAAAGAAATGGAGGAGATGGAGAAGCAGTATCTGGAGCAAAACATTCAGATCTCTCTATCTCAGAAAGAGATTGACATCGAGGATGCTATTGCCATCAGACAGCTCAAAGACATCAATCAAGCAGAGCGTCTGTTGATTGTCAGACGTAAAAAGCGTCAGGCTCAAGCTCAACAGATGGCCCAGCAGAACTCTCAGATGCAAGCACAGATGCAGGCGCAAGCTGCACAGCAAGCATCACAGGCTCGCATGCAGGAGCTTCAAATGCAGAATCAAACCGAAGCTCAGATGATGCAGCTCAAGAATCAGCTTGAGACGCAAATGGAGCAGATTAAGCATGAGCATAGGAGAGAGATTGAAATGATCAGAGCTCAGGCTACCCTTGGATTTAAGACAGAAGAGCAAGAGTTCAAAGAGAAGATTGAAGTCTTCAAGGAGGAGCAGAAGAATGAGCGCGTAGAAAAGCAAGCAGTCAAACAGTCTCAACTCATCTCACAAAGACAAGGGCTGAGAGAAGAGCTTACTGAAACCCTTGAGCAAGCTGGTGCCGAACCCGCTGAAGCAAAAGATCAAGTTGACCAAATCATTGACCAGATAATTAACCAGTAATGTCATCAGTAAACCTAGATACCGCATCCCGCCTGAACATCACTTGTAGACGAGGAGATACGTTCTCACTTGAGCTGGACTTTGGTGAGGCTGTTGCTACTAGCGGTTGGCAGTTAACTGTCAAGAATAGAGAGCAAGTTACTGCTGCGCGAAGCGCTGAGAGAAAGCCCGCAGGATCCGTGATTGCCGTTGATGACGGTGGTGTGTCTATCGGCACTGGTGCTGGATCTATTGCAAACGCAAAAGCTACTATTACTATTGATGCCTCCATTATGGCTGAGATTCTTCCGGGGACATACTCTTACGACTTCCAGAATACTAGCGATGGTGTTGTCAAAACCCATCTGTTTGGTTCATTCAAAGTAAACGCTGACGTATAATGGCAATCACAGTTACCGTAAACGGAGGTACGCCGATCACTATTAGTAAGCAATCGGTATCCCCTATAAACGTAAGCATAGTAGGTGCTACTGGCCCTGCCGGAGCTACAGGCGCAACGGGAGCTACTGGTGCTGCGGGTGCTGATGGTAAAACCTACACCGTCTCATGCGTGGATGGCGACAACTCTGATGAAGAGAAAATTAGACTTACTGACAATGACGGAACCACAGATTATGTAGTTCTTGAGGCTGGTACAGGAATGTCTATCGCTAGATCTGGCGACAAGATTACTCTGACTAACACTGTAACAGATACTAACACTCAGCTAACCACTGAGCAAGTGCAGGACATCATTGGTGCTATGCTCACAGGGAATACTGAAACAAGGATCTCTGTAACTTACGACGACACCGATGGCACTATTGACTTTGTGGTTGACGACATGACTGCAAACACTCAGTTAACCACTGAGGAAGTTCAGGACATAGTCGGGGGGATGTTTACTGGAAACACTGAGACTGGTATTGCCGCAACATACGAAGACAGTGATGGTACTATTGATCTAGTCGTCTCAGGTGGCGGCTACAAACTACTACAGACTTACTCTTACTCCGATACAGGAACTACCGATAAGTTTTTCGTGCAGAATGCTACCACAGAACTCTCTGGGAGTAACGCAGCAAGAGACTATCGTTCAGCGTATGCAATTCCTGTAGCAGGATCTATTGGCGACTGCACTATGGTGGGGGCTTCTGCTGTCGATGGTAATGCATACAGATTGTATGTATGGGTGAATAATACCTCTACTTACTATGCAGAAGCTACAGGCGGCAATGGAGTGGGGGATAGATTTACCGTAAGATGGACATCTTGGAAGAATGTCTCTGATGATTCAACTGCTTCTGACCCATCATTCTCAGCAAATGACTATCTAGCGTTCCAGCTCGTGCCTACTGGTTCATTGGCTAACCCCGGCAGCGTATCACTCTCTGTACTAACATCGCACACATGACAATAGCAGATTACCAGTCAATGACTCATGAAGAAAAGAATAACCTTTTTTCAGAAGAGATCATTAA